AGGCATTACTCCTTCTACATCTACCAATTCTGTTTTCTTTAATACTTCTGTTTGGTCTATGAGTCCCATTTGGAACATTTGCATATATGTATTTAATAATGCCATTCTGTTTGTAGGTAATGTAGAACCAGATACAACAACTAAATCATATTTTCCTACACCTATATCATGATATTTTACAACAGCACCGTCTTCCATTTGTTTGTAAAAATTAATACGTTCTTCTTTTTCTAAACCGCTAGGTTGTACCAATCTAATTACTTTTTCTTCTGTATATAATTGTTGAATTAATGGTATTGCAATCTTAGCACATTGGTTTAGAAAGTTTTCTATATCATCTCTTCTAGATTTAATTCTACGCTGGCCAAACTCATCTACAACTAACGTACCTCTATAAGTAGATGGTGCACTTCTACCACTACCCTGCATCATTTCAAAAATACCAAAGCCATATTCTAAATCATATTTAGCATCAGCTTCATTCTTATACAGTTCGTTTGGTAGTGGGACTGGGCCAGCTACAATCGGTGCACCCAGTTCAGCATCAAATTCAATTACACTTGTACCTGCTTTACTCCATTCTTCTTCGATCTGTCTTAAATCAGCAGAACCTCTTGGAATAAGTAGTTTAACATTAGTACTTGTACTTGCATGTGCTATAATTAATGAACGTATTTTATTAATATATTCCTGTAAAGGTCTATACAATCTTACATCAGACTCTGGATATGGATTACGATGATGTACGTTCATAAGAGGTATTATAGGATAATCTTCTGTTGGTAACATTCTTTTATATAGTAAATGATCTCCTACGGTAACAACCATTTCTATACAAGGTTTTTCTATTACATTAGCAGTAATATCTCCCATACCAACTAATTCTTCTATACTTACAGGTATTAAAACAGTTGTACTTCCTGGTATTGCATCTTCGTCTTCTTCACCTTTCACTCTTATTGGAGGAACAGGAACCATATTACCCATTTCATCCATCTGAGGTTCTGGTATTCTATAATGAAATACTCCACCTGTCTCTAATAAAACATCAACAAGATTAGATACAGCTTCTTCTTCAAATATAACTACTTCTTCACCAGTAATTTTTCTAATCTTTATATATGATTTTTCTGAATATTTTTTATATTCTTTATCTGTAAATAAAAACTCTCTTTGTGAAAACGGTTCATATACATTATAGTATGACATCATTGTTCTAGTATATCTTTCTGTATACTTTCTTTTATTATGCATTTGAGTATCATCGTCTCCAAAAAACATTTGGCCTTCTGTTGCAGCTAAATTAGTAACAGGATAATCATCTTCATTATCTGGCTCTGGATTTGCTTGTTCTATAACATCCATATATTCAGGATATACCAACTCAGCATATTCATCTGTCATATACTTACATACTAAAATATGTGCAGCATCTCTAGCATATACATCTTTTGCATTAGGATCTATAAAAACATCTAATGGATTTATCGATTTTAAACATACCTCACCTTTTCCTAAATCTGCTTGAGGATCTTGGTATACTTGCATTACTCCCATACCACCTACATAATAATCATCTATAATCTTTTTTAATTCTTCATCTCCTGCTGATGATTGCCATATATATTGAAATAAATCAGAAAATACTTTTGCTGTTTTTACATCACTATCCTCTCTAGCTGTTGCTCTAAACTGAGGTGAATTATATGTAAGTAATGATTTAGCTGTTTCTACGATAGGGTGAATACGATTTACTACAATAGGTGCTTGACCACGAGACTCTAATACTTCTTGTTCTTCGTTAGTCCATTGAGCTCCTGCTCTAAATTCTATTGACTCTTGAAACTTTTGTGCCCAAAGTTCTCTTGAACTCTTATATTCTGTAAATAATTCTCTTGTTAACTCTACTTCTTCAGGAATAGTATATGCACTAATTCTACCATCATCAAAACCAAAAACAGTTTTATTGTCTGTCTTGTTTTGTTTTCTTGTTGCTGCTGTCTTTTTTTGTATGTTTCTCGGCACGTTTAACCTCTATATAGCCCTTCGGTATTTTAACCTGTAGATCAGAAAGAATTTTTTTCATATCCAAGTTGTATTTACTATCCATTGAGTTTTATCTGTAATTTAGTTTTTTTTATAATGCTTGTCAAGTAATTTATATCAATTTCCAATTTTTTCTTTGAGGAATAAAATAATCCTCTTCTTCATATACTGATTCTACTTCGTGAGCAGGTTTATAACAATTTTTATTAGCATAATAAAATCCATCTAATAAGTCATCATGTTTACCTCTAGGGTATAATGTCAACTCATCTACTAAAGCCTGCATACTTTTTTGTATAAATACTTTCTTATTAGCAAAGATGGGCTGTAAACTTTCCAATCTATAAGATTTTCTAGTTCTAGGATTCTCTTTAATTTCTAATCCTGGTATAAACATACCCATCTCTTCTGCTTTTTCTTTAATATATTGACGTAACATCTCCTGATACCCCACAGATTCTATTCTAGTTTTTGAACTTCTATACTCTTTGAAGTTATTTATTATAGCATCTGCTAAATCTAAAGGAGTCGCCCTCTTTCTGAAATACGGGAGTACCCAACGATTATTATCACCATCAATAGCAATATTGAATATAACACTATAGTCTGCTCCTTTCTTAGTACTAGATGCGGGATCGACACCAGTAAACACGTTTACAGGTCTAATCTCTTCTACTTCCTCACCATTTATGTTCGTCAGTACGAGATTCGACAATCCCTGTTCATCTCTGTCGATATATCCATCATAGTAGCTAATATCTTCGGCACGGAATAAATTATCTTCATCTCCTACGATTTGACACAAATATTCTCTATAAAATACCGATAATCTGTTAATACTATCTAGTTCTTCTTTCTTTTCTTTTAATTTTTCTATTGGCCACACTTCTGGCCATAATGCTGTACCAGATTCTAAGTCAGGGCTAAACATTAAATTCTTCCAACCTTTCATGTCTTTTAATGTCTCCACCATACACCGTTCATGCTGCGGAGTCCCAATGACACAAATTCTACCACGTAGCGGGTCAAGTGATGGAACACCAGATTGCAGGAGCCAACGTAAATTATATTCCATTGCTTCTGCAGTTTTTGTATTGACTTCGTCTTCTGGATCATCCAGTATAAGTAAAGTTGGTCTTTGATTCCCATGTTTAATTCCCCTAATTTGCTGTCCTGTACCTTTGCATATAATAATACTTCCATCTTTTAATTCTATTTCTGTATTAGTCCACTTCCTAGCAGAGTTCTGTCCCCAGTATCCAAAAAAATATCTAAACTCTTGAGAATAATCTAATACATCTTTTATTGTACCTAATAACTTTGTAGCATGCGATTGTGTTCTAGATACCAATACAATAACTTTTGTACCTTTATCCATCATTAAATGCCACAAAGGATATACACCAGCCACTATAGAAGACTTAGCATGTCCACGTGGTGCTATAATATTTATCTGTTTTTCATCTGCACCCAATTCTTTTACTATATCATAATGAAAACCTGGTGAGTTCTCACTAAACATATTAGGCATTACCATTCTTCCGAACAAAAGCATGTCCTGTTCCATCTCTAATAATATTTTCTTTTTATCCATCAATCTTTTATAACTACAGTAAGTTTAAAATCTTCTGCTACTTCTTTAAGTACAGCAAGGAACAGTATCATATCATCTTTCTTACCTTCTAATTTAATCGTTTTCTTCATCTAACATTCTCGTTTGAGTTGCTTTTAACTTTTTAGTCTGTTTATCATATGTATCAGCTATTTGATGTGACATATCCATCTCTATAGATTCTGTAACCTGTTTATTCTTAGGTTGCATATCTAAAAATACAGATAATTCTTTAGCTGCACGTATCATATTAGCTGGATCTTCTTTTACTTTAGCTACATCTACTGCATCTTTCATAACATCTAATACATATCCTTCATCTATATCTTTTTCTACTAGTATTTCTTTTAGCTTATCTGCCATAATTTTTTTAACCTCTTTAGTTTTTAGTAGTTTTCTTACAGCAACCTGTGGATTTTTTTGATCAGGCCTGTATATTCTACCTATTTTATCCATATCTGGTGTTTCACCTGCCATTTTATAGGCTAAAAATGCATCTATTGCTAATTCAGCCCTACCTCTACCTGCTTCTAGCTCTGCATAGCTCTTTGTAGACACATTACTATAGTTTTTACTATGATAATGAGGCTCAAACTCTAACTTAGCAGTTTTTTTAACCCATTGCCTACCATATGGAAACACCATTTCAACGTTTGTACCATAAATGTTACGCTGTAGACACTCAGCCACATAACCATCGTCACTAATTCCCCAATCACCAGGGTTACACTTGTTCCAATGTTTGTATTTCTTACCAATCTTTTGAAATTCTTCTTTGGTATATACTTCATAATCAGTGGATTCAAAGTTATTTACTTTCAGTCTTCTTGTTATCTTTATCATCTAATGGATATTTTTTTTCTAAAAATTTTACAAAGTCTTCT